TCTACAATACGAGACAGATCAATATCTTTAAGTGATTGCATCATTTCATTAAAATGCTCTTCCGTACAATCTTCAAACGGAGCTTGAATATAACTACCACCATCATATGGCAATACTGATAATCCATTATAATGGTCACGATTCTCCCACATCCATTGGCCTACCGCATCCCATTCATGAGCTCGTAATGATACTGTCGCAGATACGTTATGTGTATTACTACCCGTACGATGACCTATCTTAACCCATTCCAAGTGTACTCGTTTAATACGTTCCAATAATTGAATTGGAGATTCTGTTCTCAATATTGCACCTGCGGGAGCTTTTTGTGGTATACTAATTACTGCGGTATCATGAGGACGGAAGTATTCATCTTCGACTAGTTCTGGATGATAGATGGCTAAGTATTGATAGATAGCTTCGTTCTTTCCAACACGTATACGACGTACATAAAAATCATTATGCCATGCATGAATACCGGAACTAGTTCCTAATGCTAACGATGTAGTACCTGCAGGCTTAACAGTTGTTGTACGAGCCGACTTATTGATATCTAATATTTCTGCTACACGAGCATTTTCTTCTTTTACGATCTTAGCTGACTGTTTCATATCATAGCCTAATACTGTACCAGATCCGATACCTGTCATAGATACACCGATCAACGCATCCTTTTCAGTAGTACGTTTCCAAATTGGTCGTAGATAATGAAAATCAGTATAACCTGCTTGAAGTGTACCAATAAACGCAGCTGCCTTTACTCGCGCATTAAGATCTTCTTGTGACGCAATATCTGACACATTAACTTCACATAAGTTACAGAATTGGAATGGACGTAGTGCAATTTCGCAACATGGATTAGTTCCCCAATCTTTATCATTACTAAGATAAATTCCAGGCTCGCCGGCACCTGATGCCTCTACACGTTTCCAAAGATCTATAAAATATTCCTTTGTAAGTTTATGGCGCATCAATACTGCCGAGTTATTAGCACGACCGCGTTGTGGATTTAACTCCCACCAAGCACCGGACTTACAAGAAATCATTTCATCGTCATCAGCTGAAAAAAGCGATATAAGAGCGGCACGACGTATACCGCCAGCCAATACAGCATCAGCAATGTGACATACGATATCATGTACTTCAATCGGCGAAAGTTTTTCGCCATCTTGTTTCGCATCTAAAATACCTTGAACTTTAATCAAACATTCTTTGAGAGGCTGGGCTCCGGGAGCTTTACCACCAGATGTAACTAGACGTGCGCCTTTTGCGCGGATGTCAGAGAAATCAAATTTAAGTTTAGACCCGCCGGTAAAATAGCTTTTTACTAGTAATTTTACTGCGTCTGCCCATCCTTCAATACTATCAGCGATTAAATATCTTCGTTCACGATCTGCCTTTGGCTTATGTATTTCTGGTAATTGTTCGATATGATGTCGTTGCACACTATATCCTACACCAGTACCGCCGAGCAAAAGAAACATTACTTCGCCGAATGCTCTCCAATCATCTATAGGTAAATATGCACAATTGTAAATTCTGTTAGGAGATATTTCAATAGGCTTACCACCAAATTGTAAACTACGCATAGATGGTAATACTTTTTTATTGTAAACCATTTGATACACATCTTCAATTTCTTTGGCTAATGCAGGATACTTTTTTATATGCATTTCTTTGTTACGAGTAACTAATTCTTCCCAAGTTTCTCTACGCTGAAGTTCTGGTATGTACTTAGCATATTTCATGTAGACGGTAATGTCGGAGAGTATCCGATTAGAAATGTCCATAATGTTTCCTTAAATATTTTGTTTAATAAGAGTAAAAATGTAACTTGTTGAAAGTTACTAATTTCAAGTAATATACCAATAAATATACACTTGACCTAGCACACATCAGCGCTTTTGATATAAAATTAATCATTTTTTATTCAAAGTCTGACCCGTTAATTTCCTTGAATTTTTGCGAAAGCATCTTACGCGCAAGTTCATTCCCATTTTCCATTTGCTTTTTAGCATCCTTACCTTGCACAGATGTATCTGCGTATATATTAATTTGGCCAGTACTGGTATTCATTTTGCTAGGTAATGTAATACCGTCAGGCCCGAATCGATTTTTAATTACGTGCCACCTTCCGGTACCTGCCAATTTATCTTGCACTTTACGAGACAATGATATTACGAAGTCAGCAACCATTACTTTACCATACGACTCTGCAATCTTCTCTGCTCCAATAACATCTTCTTCCAATGCCGATCTATTTGCTTGAGATGCTGTCCATACAGGCACTTCATATTCTCCTGCTAATCCTCTTAGGTCTTCATATATACCTTCCAGTTCATGGCGCTTCTCCGCTCCAGTACCTCGCAACAAATCCGCATAATCGACTATGATAACATCAGGTTTAACTCCTTGCATAATACATTTTTCTATATGAGCACGTAAACCCATTACCGAACATGTTTTAGTTGGATAGTACTTGATAACTAATTTACCTTCCAATTTACCAAGATCTGATTTAACTTGATCTTGATAATGCTTAAGATTTTGATTAGGTATGCCCGTTACAACCGAGTCATATCGCAGTCCGACATACGCTGCATTTAACTCTAAAGTATAATGTATAACTGTCATGCCTTTCTTAACGGCATGTGCTCCAATATTAATAAGACCCCATGACTTACCAATACCTGCAGGCGCTACAAATACACCTAATTCACCTTTACCTAATCCACCCGATGTCAATTCATTGACAATATCCCATGGAGTTTCTTTTGTAAATCTTACTGATTCAGTATATCGTTCATCGATATCAGCCATATAGTCATGTCCAATCTCTTTATCTCCACCTGACTTTAATGCTTTATCAATTGCAGATTTGATATCATCATACTTACCTATCTTTAATAATTCAACAGATGACAAGATAGCTTTTTTAATTTCTTGATTCTTACAAAAATCTAATGCCTGCTGTTTAATAAAATCCAAGTCCGTAGCCTCGGTATATTTCCAAGCATCTTTTAAATGTTCTTTGATCTGAGTCTTGAGTACATCATCTTCTACTTCATGAAGTTTAACTTTCATTACTTCTAATGTAGCTGATGTTTTATATTCTTTATGATAATCTAAAATGGTTTGTACTACCCATTCATTAGCATCACTTTCAAAATATTTAGGAACTAGTATATCCGCAATCTGTTGCAAGAATCCTTTATCCGTAAATAAAGCCGTAATGACTTTTATTTGAAAGGAATATCCGTAGCTTGACAAACGATCAGTCATTTACACCTCCATTCTGTTTATTTTTACGTGATATCCATGATTGCTTTATCTTCTCACGTCGTTCTTGTTCTTTTTCAGGTGTAGAAGCCTTGCCGGTATTTTTTACATTACCATGATGAGATATTCGCAGTGATTCTTTATGTTCAATTGAAAGTTTTCTTCCCTTTAATGCCATTGATATTTTGTGTTTAGTTTCTTGTGATGCCGGTCGTCGTTTTTTACCACGTGTTGCAGCAGAAATTCTATCTTTAGTTTCTTGCGAAAGTACTCTGTTTTTATTACATTCACTAGACAATATTGATTGACGTTCCCGAATTAAAGCAAATTCACGCGAACCGATATAATAACTACGAAGATTGTCGTTACTATTTTTCATTATAGCCATCATTCTGTATGCATAAAATAGTTTATCATTAGTTGGGTGTAATTTATAAAGTAGTTTATGTATTATAAAATGCTCTTTAGCAGTTAATTCAACTAAATTATCAGGGTCATCTGTTCCTCCCATACATCTAGGTATAATATGATGGCATTCCGTATAACCTTCTAATTTTCTACTTTTAGCACGTTCAATAATTACATCATGAATCTTTTTGTAGTCCATAGTATCTCTCCATAGCTTTTTTATTAATTTCATCTTTATTACGTTGGTAATATTCACGAGACCATCGACGCTGCGCTTCGAGCTTTTCATCAGGCGTTTGATATTTTCGTTTCCTACCCATTCAGTAATAAATATATAACTAAAAGAAAAAAACTAAAAGAAATAAAACTTAATCTGTCGATCATACTTAATTATAATAACAATTTTATAGAAATCAAATGCTTGCGTAAGCATTTAGCGCGTTAAATGTAACTAACCAAGAATCGACATCCTTTATAATAGTATACATTTTATCAGTCATAAACATTTTCTTAAACTCAAACACATTAGTTCTTGATACATGAGTTCGTACTAAATCTACAACTAATAGTTTTGCATTACCTGAAATATCAACTTCTTTAAGTTGCATTAGGTTATGATTTAACCGTAATTGTTGTTCATTACTAATAATAGATTCATGTACGTTATGTCGTTTGTCTAACGACTTAGAATACTCAACCATATTGTCAATATCTACTTCACGATCTTCTTGTAACAATGGAAAATGTTTGATCAATGTCTTTAGTCCTACCCCGCGCAAACCAGGAATATTATCTGATTTATCGCCGGTTATAGCCCTATACAACAAGTAATTCTTAGAAGGTAATCCTATTTCTTCTCGTAACACTTCGGGCGTATATAGAATCTTTTTGATAGGACTCCATACGTTAATGCGATGATTTACCAATTGCAAAAAGTCACGGTCTGTTGATACAATTGTAACTTTATTGTCTTCATGAGTGAATATCTCATTGGCAATATATGCAATAACGTCATCAGCCTCAACATTATCAATTGATATAGTAGTGATAGGTAAACATTGCAGATACTCAATCATTCTACCAAATTGCCGTTTCATTGATTCTGATTCATCTTCTAAATTAGCAAACTCTTGATATCTGTTGAATTGAGTTTTTACTGCACGATTACTTTTATAGTTAGAATATAACTTTTTACGTCGTGCAGATCCACCCTTACCATCAAATACTATGATACATCGAGTAGGTTTTATTTGCCGGATAGTGGCGGCGACGGACCGTAAAAAGCCCGTCACTCCACCAATATGCTCACCATCATCATTTAAAGCAGGCACTGCTGAAAATACTCTGATGAATGTATTTAATCCGTCAATAACCAACACATGACTATCTCGATTTCTGTTTTGAGATTCGGCATGCTCTTGTGTAACTTGTTTAAATATCTCTAAATATTTATTGCTCATGATTCTTCATTAATAAAGTCCTCAGCCACAGTAATGTCATCGATACCTATAGCACCAGTCTGGTACTTAAAGATATATACATCACAAACAGCTTTATATATTTCTTCTTTCAGTGCCGGATCCGATTCTAATGCGCCGTGGAAGTCTTTTGAAAGAAACTTTACTGGAGTACCATCAAGCTTGGTATATGTATACCATGCACCTGCCTGTGATACTAGTTTGTAATCTTTCATTACTTCAAGCCATCCACCGTAATTGTCAATACCAGATTCAAAGTAAATATCATAATCTATAGACTTCAATGGAGGCCCCATACGATTTTTAATAACTTGTGCTCTAGTCTTGATACCTACAATTTGTTCAATACCTTTAGAATCTTTAGCTTTGATTTGTCCTACTGACTTGAGTCGCAGACGTACTGATGCATGGAACGGAATGGCTTTACCTCCCGATGTTGTCCATGGATCTCCAAAACTAACTCCTAAGCGAGAACGCAATTGATTGGTAAATATCAAACAAATCTTTTCGCGCGCAATCATATTAGTAATTTTACGCATACCTTTTGATAAGATAATAGCCTTGGAAGTTGCCCATCCATCCTTATCAAATTCTGCAGCCATTTCAATCTTAGTAGATGCGCCCATTACTGAATCAACTACTATAGTAACCAATCGATCTTTGTTAGCTTTACGTACCGATTCAACAATTGTCTCAATTGCTTCAAATATATCTTCCATTGTCTCTAATGGAGTATATAACATTTTTTCTAAATCGACACCAATTGCTTGCAAAAATTCTCGGCTAACAGCACTTTCTGTATCAATATATACAGCTAATCCACCTTGCCGTTGTGTATCGGCTAAGGCATGTGTAGCTAACAATGACTTACCAGAAGCTTCTAGTCCAGTTATCTCAGTGATACGACCAATTGGAAATCCTCCATTAGGTCGATTAGAGATTGCTAAATCTAGCATAGATGACCCCGTACCTACCCAACCGGATACATTTGAAGGGGAATCTTCATCCCCCTCCAAAAAGTATGCAGTTTTATATCCGGAGCCTTTAAACTTCTTATTTAAGTTGTTAGCTAATTCACCCGCCAATTCATCGGCCAGTTCACTCTTTGTCGTTGACATTTATAACTCCTTTAAATTAAGAAAATAATTCGTCGAATGCGTCTTCGATATCATTTACAGAATTAACACCGCCTGTAAATGATGTATTAGGCTTTAAAGCTGATCCTGCAGCCGATCCTGCATCTGCCACTGAAGCATTTGCATTATCTGATTCTGTTTCTTCGCTAGGATTCAACCAAGCTTCCAAAGCCTCTTTCAATTCGTCATATGTAGGTTCTTTAAATACCTCTGACAAATTAGCTTGCTGCTGAGCTACCTTTTCTGCAATAGCACGATCAGCCGTCAATGGAGTAGTATTAGGCTTAACACGAATTGTTGTTTTAGGATATGAACCTGCACCTTCTGATGGTATAAACTCTACTACAATATCACGGCCGTTACTCGGATCCGTCAAATCGCCGTAATCAGGATCTGCGATAAATCCTAACAGTTCTGTATAAACTGTCTTACCAAAACCCCAAAACTTAACACCTTCGCTTTCTTTACCACGTACAACGATTGGCACATAGCATCGCATTTTAGGCTCAAGTTTCTTACCTAGTTTCCATTCATCTGAATTTCCAGATGCCTTAAGCTTCTCTGCAAATTCAACTACTGGATCGGCATTGCCATGCGTAATTGGTGATAGATAATTCTTTTTTCCTAGATCGTAATGGAAATACAATTCTTGGAATGGATTGTCTTTGTTATGTTGATAAGGGACAATCCTAATTTGTTGTTTACCTGGCTCAGGCTTCCAAAGAAAATCCTGACGCTTTGTTTGTGACTGTAACTGATTAAGTTTTCTTTTAATTGCTTCTAAATCCATAATGAACTCCTTTGTTAATTGTTAATTGTTAATAAAAATCTATTACTTAATTATAAGTGAATTGATCAACAAATCCTAGAGAAATGTTGAAAAAGTTATTTGTCAATTGTTATTTGTTTAATTAGCACGGAACGAGATTACATACGTTCCATATCAGCCTGATCCTGATACCATACAGCATATGCTTGGCAAATTTCTAGGATATAATCATCTAGTAAGGTCATCTCTTGTTTTTCAATACCGTTATCTCGCATCCATGTTATGATATTTTGTTTAGCTGCGCGTAAGTCAGAATCTTGTTCCGTCTCTTTTAGCCACAAACCTTCATTTAACATTTTACGAACTTCTTCGCGGATGATTTGTTGCAAGTCTGTTTTTTTCATAGTATTTTCTTTTATTTTTTCTGGATAGTTATTTTTCTGATCAGATGGAGCGAACTGTTTCCATATCGTCTCACCATCTGTTTGCAATCCCATTTTATTTATCTGTAATATAATATTACGAATAGACTCCCATTCTTGACTACCACGTTTATAATATCTAGAATCATCACTATACTGATAATTCCAATCATGAGATTTAAGTTCTTGGCCTAGTTGTTTTAACAAGGTAGCGGCATCTGATTCTGCTAGTTTACCTTCCATTTTACGTAGCGTATCTTTATTATAAGTTTTAAATTCCCCACGACCTTTCATCATGTTCTTAAGTTTACCCTTCATAACATGCTCATTGTCTCCACCCATTTCAATTTTCATTTCCTCTGGACGAAGTAAAGGTATAAACTTAATAACTGTTTTTTTACCAGTCATGGGATCTTGTACATGTATAACATCTATTTTCTTAGTAACAATTTGTTTCGTGGCCGGGTCGGCGAATTTACGAGACTCTGTGTCAAATTCTGAACGATAATCTCGTGCAGTTTCAAACCATGTCATGACATCTTCTATGATATCATTTAAATGTTTGGGTGATTTTGCTACTATTCTATATGCCATATCTTATATAAATATATTATTATAAATCAATTCTTTTGAATAATTGTAATTTTACATGCCGTAATGCATCGCCATTAGTTAATAACAATGAATTATTATATAATGGCCAATTAATAATGTAAGTCTTATCTAATATACCATTGTTAGCTTCACGTATAATAGTGTTAAGCGCATTAACGGTATACATGGTATTGGTTTCTTTTTTACGATGTATCAGTATGGTATTCGGTATACGTTTAGTATCAGCTGTTTCAACATTG